CGACCGAGTGTATCACGGCGTACTGTCTCTGGTTGACGTTCAAGCAACCACACAACCATACTACACACTTGCAGCCAACACACTAGAAACGACGTTGCAGGCAGCGACGTGGAATGACTTCGCGCGTCTCGGTGATATCAACGAAGCAGTCCAAGTATTTGGTTCAACAGCTTTCGGCGATACTAACGCCGGAAACTTCGATTATACAACGCAAACGCTCGTGGCACGAGTTAGATCATGGCAGTATAACGCTGGAGAGACAACGTCGGTCGCGACTGGTATTGCTGAATTCTCTGGTTTCTCTGCTGGTTATGGTGTTGGTGAATCTCTCAACCCCTCTAACACTTACTCTATTGCTGACGTATTCGGAGGAGCACAAGTATCTCCTTGGACGGGAATGAGTCTGGAGAAGTTAGCGACTCCACAGGTGGAAACAGGTTTCAATGAATCTGATGGTAGTTTTACATGGGTATTGAACAACACTGCCGGTGGTACTGCCCAGGAATGTGCCGCATATCTAGACGCGTTGGTTCTGCAAAATGCTGATGTCGATAATGGTGCCGGAACATATAATGGTCGAAATGGCCGAGTATGGTACGACAGAAACGCCTCTGGTAAAATTGTGTCGAAGTCAATCTCATCTGAAGGATTGTTTATCGAAGGACTTACGACTGCTGAACAGCAAAACGTAATTCTCACGTCAGACGCCGGCACTACTAAAACATATCCGTTCTTTCCTGAAGTTCAGATCACAGTCGGTACTCCTGCGGTCGCAGATACGAATGCATGGTATCACGTTTTCTACCACGACGGCGCAACCACTGCTGACTTCGACACTGCCACTGCAGTAACGGTTCTCGATAATAACAATGTTGCTGTTAAGGGTAACGTTAGTACTGATGCCGTCTCCGGAAAAATCAGCTTCGCGTATGCATACGATACTTCCACCGCAGCAGGACTAGTAGCAGCTACTGATAAACCTATAGTTGTGTTGGTAGAGGGTGATGGCGGTGTTGCTCAGGCGATCACTTATGCGACAATCACCCGTGATACAGTTGTTCCGATCACATGTTCTCCTGCAACGGACAACAATGCGTGATAAAGGTCAGAGCGTCTAAGATATTGATTGAGATTCCTAAGGAGGGCGCTGAACCGTGGATATCAATCACGGTTGAGCGCATCGAACATAATGGGGATATCGTCAATACTGTAGCTAATTACGACAGATTCAATAGACGCTCATCTGATCTGGCGAAAACTAGATATGGACCTGAAAATGGATTTGCGCCATCAACCCATATTGACGATGGAACGTTTTCATTCGAAGATGTTAGTAATATGATTAGTATTATTGTTATTGGTTGGTTGGTTGAAAGATACAACGGCACTGTGGACGAACACGGTAACGTGCTTTTAGAGTCTTAATCAATGGCCTTAGTTGCAACCATCGATGGTCCTAACAGGGATATATACCTCTCAGCTAATACCGTTGGTGTCGATATTATCCCAATGAACATCTACAAGGAAGTGAGAACGTTGCGACGCTTGAATGAGGATCTTCGTAAGTACGAAATGTTCATCTCGGCGTTCGGTAATGTCGATAAGGGTGGGGGAAAGGCAACTGAACGCTACATACAGTTGAATAGTGGAACTAGGATTATTCCCTACGATGTGAGCCATGTGTTGACAATTACTGGCATTATGATTACTGACGATGGCCAAGAAGGTATCGCATGCTTTGATCGTACTCCACTATCAGGTTCGACCAATGTGGACATCAACTACATTCCACCCCAAGTGGAAATTATCACTGTCATTGGTGGTTCCGGTCTATCAGTGGCGCAGGATGAAACACTAACCGAGTTAAGCCAGAACTCATTGACTAAGACTGAATTCTTAGCATTAAAATAAGGAGATCCATTATGGACGACAATACTGACGTAGAAAATATCATAACAAACATCGGTGCCAAGAACTTTACCGCGGCCGAATCCAACTTTAATAGCACATTGGACGATAGAGTCCAGATTGCTCTAGATCAAGCGAAGGTTAGAATCGCATCTCAAATTTTCGATGACGCAGCGGTTGAGACTGAAGATTAATCTTGAGATTTAAAAAGGTATAAATAAACTCTATGAAGAAATTTTCTACTATAAGAGAAGCGAAGAAGACTGCGCCCATGGGTGATAAAGTTTCTTCGAAAAAGGTTGGCAAAGTTTCCGTTGCGGTGTACAAGGGTAAAGGTGGATTCACTGCATACATTGATGGTGACAAACTAGACACATACCGGTCGCAGAAAGAAGCAGAAGCAATGTCTACGGAATTCGCAAAGGAAGTATAAATGAAACTGATTGTAGAAACCATCGAACAAGAACTTGAGGTTATCACCGAAGCGAAAAGCAACGGCGAAAAGTCTTATATGATTGAAGGTATTTTCGCACAAGCAGAAGGTAAGAATAGAAATGGACGTGTTTATAGCAAGAAGGTTTTAGAATCTGCTGTTAACAAATACGTTACAGAGCAGGTTAGCATGAAGCGGGCGGTAGGTGAGTTAAATCACCCTGCAGGTCCTACTGTTAATCTGGATAAAGTTTCCCACCTCATTACTGAACTTAGTTGGTCAGACAATGATGTGATTGGAAAGGCATCTATACTCGACACTCCTAATGGAAAGATTGTAAAAGGTCTACTAGATGGTGGCGTTCGACTGGGTGTTTCAACTCGTGGTATGGGTAGTCTTGAGAATAGAAACGGCGTCTCCTACGTAGGTAAGGACTATATTTTAAATACAGTCGATATCGTACAGGATCCATCAGCAGTCGGTGCTTTCGTTAACGGAATCATGGAAGGTGTTGATTGGATTTGGAACAACGGCGTTCTCGAATCTCGGGTAATTGAAGAAATTGAGACAGAAATTAAGCGCGCTCCAAAGAAGGATCTATATGCGGTCCAGATTCGTGAGTATAAAAATTTCCTCTCGTTGCTAAAAACAAACTTTAAGGAGTAACACATGAACGAAGATCAAGATTTCGAAAATGTAGACCTTCCTGACGGTGATGAAAACATCGAGGAAGAGAAAGGTCACGATCCGGAAAAGGCAGAAAAGCAATCCATCGACTCTGTAGATGCTACAGACGGTGGCGTTAAGAAAGCCCCATCCAGGAAACTGGACAGCAAGAAGCAAGATCCTAAGCAGAGTCTTAAGAGCAAATCTGGCATGTTAAACGCTATGTATTCTAAAATGGCAAGCATGAACAAGGAAGAACTTACGGCGATGTATAGCAAAGTTTCTGAAGATTTTGATGACGTTAATATTGACGAGACTGACGAGGAACTTCCAGAAAGTTCTTATGACTTCTCTGAAGAATTGACTGATTTGGTTGAATCGGAAGCAACGCTCTCTGAAGAATTCAAGAGCAAAACTGCTATCATCTTTGAGACTGCGATTCGTTCTAAGATCGCGACGGAAGTCGGGAGATTGGAAGATGAATATCAAGAGAGACTTAGCGAAGAAATCGAGACTACTCGAACTGACCTCGTTGAGAACGTTGATAACTACCTCAACTATGTAGTTGAAAATTGGATGGAGGAAAACCAAGTCGCTGTTGAGACAGGTCTCCGTGCTGAAATCGCCGAAGATTTTATGAGTAACTTGAAAGAGTTGTTCGTTGAATCTTACATCGAAGTTCCTGAATCCAAGATTGACCTAGTTGACGAACTTGCTGGACAGGTTGAAGAACTTGAAGAAAAACTTAATGGACAAACAGAGTCTGTTATTACTATGTCTGAAGAACTTGAGTCATACAAACGTGCCACGATTATCCGTGAACACAGTCGTGACCTAGCGGAAACTGAAGTTGAAAAACTGATGTCTCTTGTTGAGTCGCTTGACTTTGAAGACGAAGACACTTTTTCTGCCAAGGTTAAGACTGTTAAAGAATCCTACTTCAAGAAAGAATCTACAGAAATTGTAGATGAAACTCAAGATGATTTCGATGAAGAAACAGTTGCACCATCAGCAAAAATGGCACAATACGTCCAGTCCCTTCGTGGGTCTCGGAAGTAAAATAAAAATAATCCAATAGGAGCATATTAAATGCAAAATCAAATGCCTTTCAATCAGTTGATTGAGAAGTGGGCACCGGTCTTAGACGACGAATCTGCGTCTCCGATCACTGACCACTATAAACGCGCTGTAACAGCGTCCATTCTGGAAAACCAGGAACGCGTAACCGAAGACGAAGCGGGAATGCTGAACGAAGCAGCACCTACCTCTACTAGCGGCGTTGCTAACTGGAATCCAGTTCTAATCGCACTTGTTCGTCGTGCAATGCCTAACCTTATGGCATATGACGTATGTGGCGTTCAGCCTATGTCAGGACCTACTGGTCTTGTCTTCGCAATGCGTTCACTTTACAAGAACAGTAAACTTGGTACAACTGCAGGGGATGAGGCGTTCTTCAACGAAGCAAACACTTCTTACTCTGGAGACTCTGGCGGTGTTGCGCAATCGGGCGACGCTTCTGGTCTATCTGGTCTTACTGACTCGAACGCTGATAGTTCAATCGATAACGATCGAACCGGGCCCACCTTTGGTACCGCGATGGCTACAGCAACGGCTGAGACTCTTGGTCAAGTTGGTGCTGACGCGTTCGGCGAGATGGGTTTCACAATCGAGAAGCAGACTGTTACTGCTAAATCTCGTGCATTGAAAGCGCACTACACGCTAGAACTTGCACAAGACTTGAAAGCAATCCACGGTCTTGACGCTGATGCTGAAATCGCTAACATTCTGCAAACAGAAGTGCTTGCTGAAATTAACCGCGAAATCATCAGAACGATTAACTCCCAGGCAGTAACTGGTTGTACCACTTCTAACGTTGCTACTCAGGGTATCTTTGACCTGTCTACTGACGCAGATGGTCGCTGGTCAGTTGAGAAATTCAAGGGACTTCACGTACAACTCGAAAGAGAATGTCACGCGATTGCTAAGGCAACTCGTCGAGGCAAGGGTAACATCATCATCTGTTCTTCAGATGTTGCTACTGCTCTATCCTCTGCGGGCGTCCTTGATTACACTCCTGCGATGTCTACACAACTCCAGGTTGATGATACAGGCAACACGTTTGCTGGTATTATCGGTGGAAAGATTAAGGTCTATGTTGATCCTTATGCTACTGTAGATTTCATCACTGCTGGTTATAAGGGTACTAACCCATATGACGCTGGTGTGTTCTACTGCCCATACGTGCCGTTACAGATGGTTCGTGCGGTTGGTGAGGAAGACTTTCAGCCAAGGATAGGATTTAAAACCCGTTATGGAATGGTTGCCAATCCTTTCGCACAAGGTAATGGAACAATCGTTACTGCAGACCTAGCGCCTGCTAAATCGAATGTTTATTATAGGATCATGCGGATCGACAATATCCTTGCATAGGATAGTAGTATAAAAAGAGTTAGTTTAACTAACCACTTTAGACCTCACTAGTTCGCTAGTGAGGTTTTTTTATGCGTAATAAAACTCAGACCATTTAGGTTTATCAGAATTTATTCTATACGCCATAGCATTGTGATTTTTAAAACCATATTCGAGCGTAGCTAATGACGCAACATTGCGACATATAAAGGCGAGACATTAAAAAAAGAATGCATGCCAAAAAGCAACACTCAAGATAATAATAACCACTGCCAATAATATCCCATCGAATTCGTCTTGATCCGGCGGTCTCATGTTACTCAAGATCCATAAGTTTCTGTTCTATCAGTTGCTTCTTGTAAACCTTTCGTTCCATCTCACTTTGCAAATACTCATATCTAGATTTTTCTGCGGATATAAGAGGCGTGTTACTCAGTTCTTTGTTCCTGTAATGAGCAATGACCTCGGCGTCCTTCTTGATATCTAACCCGATGATCTCGGCCTTTAGTTCAAACTCGGCGCTTCTCGCAACGTGTCTGGCATCCAGGAACAAGAATGCCGCAAACATCGATCCGAACAGCGTGAGTATAGTCAAAACAGTGGTGGCCAAATTAAGAAGATGTTTTTCGTCTTTCATTTTAGTATATCGATGAGTTGTTATTGTATTTATACTGTTAAATCAATGACTTGGCACCTATTGTGGTTTTAGACGGAATCGACGATAATACTTGTCTAACAACTTGAGAGCCGGGGAAACCGACTTAACCCGTGTACTTAATTTGATAACTAAAGGAAATTAGAACAACCTATAGGAGATACGAATAATGGATTTTCCAAAACGCAATATACCTCGCGGGATCAGACTCCCAAACAACGCGATAGTCATAGAATCAAAAATGCTAGATGGACAGGTTATCTACTTGTGCATGTTAGATGACAACGAGGCGACCCCGTTCGCAACTTGGATAGCTAGAGATCGCGACCCGGAGTCAACCACGCTCGGGCATTATCACCAGCATCTTAGTGATGCCTTAGTGGATTTTCAGCAAAGAACATAACCACTAACCAACCCCCCAACCAGGGCCCGTAATCAGTCGAGGCTTTCAGGTGAACCAACCAACCATAGGAAACAAGAACAGATGAAAAACAAAGGACCATTCGCAGACAAAACAGTACGCGACCAGTGGCAGGGCGGCGGCTACTGGCATGGAGTCAAGCGCCACCCCAAGGCAGCTGCCGCATTACAACGCAAATCTGCGCGAATGCGTGGTATCACTGTGGCTGAATTCAGAGCCGCACACCCCGAAACAACATAGGAAACTAGAACAATGAAAAATGAATACATAGAAGTCGTCAAGAGGTGGCAAGCAGGAGAGGATGTGAGTCAAGAGGAACTAAAGGCAAATGCTAAGGCTGCTGCTGATGCTTCCTCTAAGGCTGCTGATGCAGCCTCTAAGGCTGCTTCTCGTGCTGATGATGCTTATGATGCTGCTTATGATGATGCTTATGTTGCTTATGTTGCTTATGTTGCTGCTGCTGATGCTGCTGCTGCTGATTACTGGGTTAAAAAATACGAGGAGTTAACTAATGAAAAATGAATACATAGAAGTCGTCAAGAGGTGGCAAGCAGGTGAAGTAGTTAGTGTAGAAGCACTAAAGGCAAATGCTGATCGTGCTGCTGGTGCTGCTGATGATGCTTATGCTGCTTATCGTGCTGGTGCTGCTGCTCGTGCTGCTGCTGCTTATGCTGCTGATGCTGCTGATGCTGCTGGTATTTATGATGCTCCTGCTGCTGCTGATGCTGCTTGCTGGGTTAAACGATACGAGGAGTTAACCAATGACGAAATTGACTAAAAGCATGTCTAGAAAAGAACTTGAACAGTTTCAACAAACATTAGTCGCAGTGAACTGGGAAGATGTTGAGACAGGTAAGGTGGACAAGAAAGTCTACAATAAATATATTTATCAAAAAAATAGAGTGCATGATCTGCTGACATCCTTTGTATTGGCAGACATGAGAGTTGAAGGTGATCTGAAAAGAAACAAAATGTTCAAAGAAACTCGTGATGTTGAAATCCAAATGGTTACTGATAGACTTCATAAGGAAACCTGTTCACGTCCCCATGATTGTGAGATGATGGCTTGTCTGTACACATGGGGCAATTGGGAAAATGATGTCGGAGAAGATATGTATGACTTTTATTTGAAAGCAGAAAAGTTAGTAGCACATGTAAGAAAGTATGGTTTAATATAATAACTGAAGAGGACGGAAAATTAACATGTATAAGGGTGAATTGACATTGCTAGAGATTGCCGAGATGGGACTCGGATTAGATGACCCGTATGGTGATGGGACAACGCTCCAGAATGTACGGAGTCGAGCGGTGGGTCGGCAGGACGCGATAAACCTGGTTCACAATAGACAGTACCCGTTAGACCACACCGCGATTCTGGAGCAATATGAGAGCGTGGTGAGAGATTCACGGTTAGTCAGATTGAAGTACCCAGATTCTTCTATTAAATCAACGACTTAGCGACTATTGTGGTTTTAGACGAAATCGACGATAATAGTTATATAACAAATTAAAGAAGAAGTGAAAAAAATGACAACGTATCTGATAGTGAATAGAGAAACAAAGGCGGTTGTTCAAGTACCAGGAAACGGCGTGGGTTGCTGGAAGGCGGCACGATATCAGACGGTCGCTGCGGCAAAATCTGCTATCACTCGAATGAAGAAGAAAGTTGCTGAGGACTATATGGGCGGCAAGCGGGCGCCAAACTGGTGTCTCGATGTCGAAAAATACGATATCTATAATCTCGACCAATATCGCGCAATGGACAAGCAAGTAGAACGCGTCAACATCATGACAGGTAAAACCTACATGGAAGATGTCAATACGGCTAACTGTTGTTCTCCTTCTTCTGAAACTTACTGGAGCATGTAAATGAGTATCTTACTTAATAATTATTTGAGTCCTGATTTCGAAGCGTCGATCTTCAAGGGTATCCCGATGTCGATGCGGCAGAGTGCCGAAGTTCGGAATATCATGATGACAGGTAAATTCTTCGTCAAGTATCGCGGTGGATCTACGCCAACATATAGACGGTCGCCGTATAACGCCGTGAAAGAACATGCTACATCGTTCGCAATTTATGCCAAAGGTATTTAAAATGTCAGTAACTACTTTACCACCAATATCAGAACGTCCTATTTGCGGTGTCGCTGGTTGCAATTCAACTGCCCAACCTGCAGGTGGGCGCGGTGTCGTCTATTGGCGCCGACCTAAGTGGGTGAGAGAAGCGTATCCAGACTCTGAGGGATATGCTTGTTCCATGCACCACTCAATCAAGCATTCAATGGGTGGTTGGGACTACAAAATCTACCGTAAGGATTACTGTGAGAATATCGATGGTCGTCTTGGATTCGTTTGTACCACGAACATTATTGATCCTGGGTGGCAGTTAGATGCCGATCATATCAATGGTGATCCATATTCACACAAAACTATGGGTGCTGATGCAATTCAAACCTTGTGTAAATGCTGTCATGCTATTAAGACCCGTGATTCGCGTGATTATGCTACCCCTGGCCGTAAACAAGAAAAGACATAGAAATCAACGACTTAGCGCCTATTGTGGTTTTCGCTCAAATCGACGATAATAGTTATATAACAAATTAAAGAAGAAGCAAAACGAAATGAAGATTGTAATTTGTACGCAGGATCGAGAAAACTACGGTGCCTACAACTGGGACGGACAAGGTGAATGTCCTGCCCACTGGAAATACAGGGGTGGTGACACTTATATCGTTGAGGGTGTTGGCATCGGCGAAGCACAGTCGCCTGATTTCTGGGCACTGGTAGAGGACAGCGTTAGTCAGAAGTCGGATGGTTTCGAGTCGTATGTCATCAGTTCGAATCTGGTCGACGACTGTGAAGAAAACGCGCAGTGGTGCAATGATTGGGAAGCACCCATTATTCTCACCGTCGAGCAAGACGGCCGTATTCTGGCGTCTAAAGACTCAAACACTGAGTTGATGCCTGTTGATATTATAGGCCACCGAGCAATCTGGGAACAAAAAGGTGGGATGGCCGTCGAGGGCACCCATTATCAAGAGTACCTCATGTCGGATGACTTCGGCACGTCGACGCATGGAGAAGCCTTCTCCATGGTTGTTAATTGGAAAGGTGAGGAGATTGAAAATCCTGTACTATTTGATATTGGGTTAGAAATGGAGGTGAATTAATATGATAGAAAATGTTAGAGACTGGTCGCTCAACTGGTTAATTATAACAGTGTTTATTGCGAGTGGTATTGTCGGCGACTGGTTGGCTCTAATGATCGCAGACGAAAATCTCGACGAATTAATTGTAGCATGCGAGAAACCGTTGCCGCGCACAGAAACTTGTGAACTAATCGCAGTAAAAAAGGAAATTAAATAATGACGTACAAATCAGTAGAAATTGAAGCAGCAAAAGAAAAGTTAATCAGGGTGTTCCCAATGGAATTTCCCGAAGATGAATTGATGTGGGGCATCGTTGAATGTGCCATCGAGGATCTTTGTCTGGTTGATAAATCAGCAAAGACGCTACAGGCGATCAAGAGAATACCTGATGCCCGAACTCGAAAAGGAAAGATTCGGAAGAAGCGTCTCGAAGAAACGGCGGCAGAATACCTGGTGATGGCAGAAGATGCCCGAGATTTTCTAGCGAACGGATGTTGGCCTGCGACGATTCAAGGTGTCAGTCAATCATATGTCACCCGCGTGTTGACACAATTGGGGTTAGTGTAATGACTAATACAAAACCTAAATACGTGTTCCGAGAGGAAACAACTGACTGGGGACCTGTTGATGTATACGGTGACTCAGGTGCGCAAAATCATATCTATGTGTTTGTGAACAAACTAATGGTGGGTTATGTTAAGCGAGGAACCAAAAAGGTGTACTGGACAGAAAACCCATCACGCCAGTGGTCACCGCGCGGTAGAACATTTCGCTACCTGAGTGCTATTGAAATTGAGGATATAGAAACATGATTCAACATGACCAATTAGAATTAGATTTTGGTTTTAAATTTTTAGAGGTCAGTGACGATCTGATTGTTGCATTAGATGAGGCAGAGTGGTCTTTATCTGAAATCAACGACAGAATCGAAGACGACGACCCTGCGCTCGCAGCATTCTTCGGAGCGTATCTGGTTCGCGAATCGATAACCGTACTGTTAGAGAGCATAAACGGATCCGTAGTAGATCCATACAGACCGCGAGATATAGAAAACGTCTTGGAAGAAGCATACCGTGATATGCTGGCGATCCGTAGCATTTTGAAGCGTGTGAGTTAAACTCCATCGTTTATGGGAAATATATCTTAGACGATTTAAATGAAGTATAAATAGATCTATGGCAGAATTAACTTCAAACATCAATTATCTACAACCGTCGGGTTTCAGTGTCTCCATTTCTCGGGAAAACTATCCGAACTTGGAATACTTCGCCCAGCAAATATCTCACCCATCTATCGATGTGGCAGAGACAATGCAAACAGCACGAAAAATCCAGATACCTACTGCGGGTGACACTGTAACGTTCGGTACACTTGACGTCACGTTTCTCTTAGATGAGGACATGACGTCATATACGGAGATGTTCGACTGGATGGTCCGATTGGTTAACGAAAATCAGACAGACCAGACAGCAGCAATCGCAACGGGAACCCCATCAACCGAGGCAGACATTTACGTTTCCATTCTGTCCAGTCACAACAACGTTATCAAAACCATAAAATACTATAACTGTGTACCGACGTCTGTCAGTAATCTAGAACTAAATGCTCAATCAGGTGCAGAGATTCCTCTCACTTTCAACGTATCGTTCAGGTGTTTACAGTTCGAACTGGTGTAGTTGTTTCCGTATACGGGATATGATATACTAAGTGTTTGATGTCCATGTTTTGGGATTTATTATGATCGATTTAGATAAGATTTTGAAGGAGTGGCAGAAAGACGCTCCCATTGACATACTCGGATTAGATGACGCGTCCAGAAAGACTCCCGTACTTCATGGCAAATATCTTGAGTTCCTGTCACATGCTAAACTAGAAATGAAAGACGCTGAGTTCAAACAGAAAGAACTCATGCGGAAGAAGTTTCTATGGTACAACGGTAAGATGACACAGGCACAACTGGAGCGTGAGGACTGGGATCCAGATCCATTCAATGGTCTTAAGATCATGAAGGGTGACATGCATTATTATGTAGAGTCAGACCCTGAACTGATTAAATCTGAGGCAAAGATTCACTACCACAAAACTGTGATAGATACACTGAAAGAAATCGTTGACACTATTAAGTGGCGGCACATGGTAATCAAAAACATAATTGAAAATAAAAAGTTCGAAGCGGGTTTTTAAATAGATGTCCATCGTCAAACTAAAATTACTCAACCATGCGATGCTACAGTTCATAGAATGTGAACCAGGCATTGCCCAGGAACTGAGTGATCGGTTAACCTTTGAAGTGCCGGGTGCGAAGTACATGCCTGCGGTGCGGAAGAAAGGTGGTTGGGATGGTCACATCAGACTATTCAACAGAAAGAATGGTCAGATCAACGCTGGGTTATACGATAACATCCGAAGTTACATCGAGTCTAGCGGCCATACAATCGAACTAGAGGAAACTGAGTTTGGTGTTCCTGGTTCGAAGAACGGAGTCCAACGTAAAGAAGTTGTAGACTGGATCAATACACTAACCCTACCGTGGGAACCTTACTACTATCAGATCGATGCGGTCACGCATGCACTTAGACACAAACGCGCGGTGTTCGTCTGTCCGACAGGTTCTGGTAAATCGTACATAGCATATCTGGCATCAAGGGCGTATCTTGCCCGGCACCAGAGTCACATACTGATCATTGTTCCTACTACTAGTTTGGTTGAGCAACTGTCTAGCGATTTCATCGAGTACAATGCATCGATGTCTGATTATGTGCAGAAAATTTATCAGGGTCATGAAATAGAGATCAAAAAACCTATTGTCATATCAACGTGGCAGTCTATCTACAAACTACCAAAGGAATGGTTTGCAAAGTTCGGTATGATCATTGGTGACGAGTGTCATGGATTTAAATCCAAGTCATTAACATCTATCATGAATAAGTCAGTGAATGCTGAATATAGAATAGGACTAACAGGCACACTGGACGATTCTGAAGTTCATGCACTCGTCCTTGAAGGACTATTCGGACCAATCTTACAGGTAACAACAACAGCGAAATTGCAAGCAGAGAGAGTACTCGCTCCTCTAAAGATCCAGATGCTGGCATTACAGTACACCAACGAAGAACGTAAGTCAGTCCATAAGGTAGCGTATCACGATGAGGTAGACTTTCTTGTTGCGCATGAGAGACGGAACAAACTCATTACCAACCTAGCATTAGATCTTGATGGTAATACACTAATCTTATTTAATTATGTTGAGAAGCATGGTAAGGTGCTGCATGATATTCTTGATCAGAAAATTGAGAAGGGAAGAAAACTATACTTTGTTGCAGGCGAAACAGATGTTAAAATTCGTGAAGCAATTAGAGGAATTGTAGAGAAGCAATCTAATGCAATCATTGTGGCGAGTTTTGGTACATTTAGTACCGGTATAAATATACGTAACATTCATAATATTATCTTCGCGTCACCTAGTAAGTCTGTTATAAGAGTACTACAGTCTATAGGTAGAGGATTAAGAATATCTGACAATGGTTATACAACCAACCTATATGATATTATGGATGAATTGAAGTGGAGTGGTCGCGAGAACTTTTCAATGAAACATGGAAATGCTCGGATCACAATTTACGAACGCGAAGATTTCGTATTCAAAATTATAGGGATGAAAATATAATGAATCTTAAGCAATTTAAATTGACCAACGGCGAAGAAATTCTTTGTGAAGTTGTGGAATGGCCTGACGAGACTCACAGCGAGATACTGGTCAGGAACGTTATTCAGATTGTCACGAAAGAAATATCGATTGAAGCAGATCCTGGATACGGAAGATACTATATTCTCCGACCTTGGATGATGTATGTCGATGGATACAAAGAAATTGTTATGATCAGTCCAACTAGTGTGGCAGGATCCGCTGGGGTGGTAGATACTGATACATCCGAACAATACCATTATGGTGTTTCGAAGATGCAGGATCTACATAACATTAGAATACAGGCATCAGCTGAAAGAGAAAGTGCCTTGTTATCGGATTTATTAAGCACTATAGTGCCATCGGGTAGCACAAAGACTCTAACTGATTCAGCAGGGACTAATGTGATTGACTTCCCTAGTGGTTCAGATAAGGTGCACTAGTAATCCTAGCATTCATCTTCACTGTCAAACTATGTTTTTATTATACCAGTTTTGTATCAACAATTCAAGTTTACACGGTTACTACGCTCGCGCAGAGCGTTGGGGTTTTTATTTTATAGAAAAGGAATTATTATGATCATAGATATGGAAAAAGAAAAGAAATTGAAACCGAGGGAACGCGCTCATTATGTAAACAACGCTCTATTTTCTGCTGCAGTAGTAGAGTACGTTATTGCATGTAAAGAGTCAGAAGAAAAGCAAGAACCTTACCCTATAGTAACAAACTATATCGCCGAGTGTTTTCTAAAGATTAACGAAGGTTTATCTCACAAAGCAAACTTCGGTCGCTACACTTATCGTGAAGAGATGATGATGGATGGTGTCGAGGATTGCTTGAAGCGTATCAAGAATTTCAAAATTGAAACTAAGACACGCACAGGTAAACCTAATGCATTTTCTTACTTCACTCAGATAGCGTGGTTCGCCTTTCTTCGCAGAATTGCCAAGGAAAAGAAGCAACAGGCAATAAAAGTCAAGTACATGAATGAGACTGGTTTAGATAATCTTATTCAGGAAGAGCTCGATGCTAATCCTGCCGCGCGCGCGACCCACGCATTCGTCGAGGAACTTCGCCAGCGTATCGACTTCATTAAAGATAAGGATAAGGACATCAAGGACTACTCCAAGAAAGAAACGAAGAAAAGACGTGCCGTTCATGCAGACTCGGATTTATCTTCTTTCCTATAGTGACTTGAATTTACATTAGAAAAGCAGTATAATGAATACTACCGCACGATAAATCATGAGAACAGTGAATTGAAGTTAGCAATAATATCAGATACTCACGCTGGAATTAGAAACAGTTCGGATGTCTTTATTGAATACCAACGTAGATTCTATGAGGACATATTCTTCCCCTATCTACTAGAACACGGTATCAATAAGATACTACACTTAGGTGACTACTACGAGAACAGGACATCGATCAATTTCAAGGCGTTGAATGCGAACCGTGAAATGTTTCTGGATAAACTCCGCGAGTATGGTATACACATGGACATCATACCCGGAAACCACGACACATTTTACAAAAATTCTAGCAAACTCAACGCTCTAAAAGAACTACTCGGTCACTACATGAACGAGGTGCGGATCTTTGAACAACCCGCAGTAGAACAGTATGGCGAACTCAAGATCGGCATTATTCCATGGATCAATGCAGAGAACGAAGAAGCGATTCGACTCTTCATTAGTACATGTAAGGCAGACGTGATAGGTGCACATCTGGAACTCGCTGGGTTTGAAATGCAAATAGGCGTCGTCGCTCCCCATGGTATGGACCATAGTATTTTCTCTCGTTTTGAAATGGTATTATCAGGTCATTATCATACTAAGTCGCAGCAGGATAACATCCACTATCTAGGTAGTCAGATGGAATTCTTCTGGAGCGACTGCAACGATCCGAAGTACTTTCACATTCTCGATACAGAGACTCGGGAGTTAACTCCTGTACAAAATCCTATCACCATGTATGAGAAGATCTTGTATGATGATAGTGTAAGCACATCATACGCGACTGTCAACGTACAGCATCTAGATGGTAAGTTCGTTAAACTTATTGTTATAAACAAATCAAAACCTAAAGAGTTTGAGAAGTTCGTTGATAGAATACATGCCAGAAAACATCATGGTTTACAGATCGTCGAGAATTTCTCTGACTTCGTAGGAACTAACGTCGAAGACGATAAGGTGTCCGTCGAAGATACCGAGAGTTTACTCTACACATATATTGATGCGACAGATACAGAACTCGATAAATCTAGAATTAAAACTTTGATTCGTAGTCTTATGGTGGAAGCACAGTCCACTGAAATTGAATAGGAGACACCCGTCTTAGTTTTAGAACGAATAAAATACCGAAACTTCCTTTCCACTGGGAATAACTTCACCGAGATTGATTTCTGTAAAGAGAAGACAACACTCATCGTGGGCACAAACGGATCAGGTAAATCATCACTGGTAGATGCGTTGTCATATGCCTTGTTCGGTAAGGCACATAGGAACATCACCAAAGTTCAACTTATCAATTCCATAAATGCCAAAGATATGGTTGTTGAAGTGGAATTCAATGTTGCTAATAGTGCGTATCGAGTTGTCAGAGGTCAGAAACCAACCATATTCGAAATCTGGAAAGATGGCGTACTTCTGAATCAGGATTCACACGTCAAGAAGTACCAGAAGATCCTTGAACAGAATATCATTAAGCATAACCACAAGTCCTTTCACCAAGTGGAGGTACTAGGTTCGTCGTCGTTCGTTCCCTTTATGCAACTACCTACGAATCAGAGACGTGAGGTGATTGAAGATCTGCTTGATATTAATATATTCTCACGAATGAATACTCTACTTAAAGAAAGAAACTCGGTTCTGAAAGAAGAGATGATCAACAACAAACATAATCTTGAACTTGTGAACACTAAATCCGAGTCACAGACTAGACATATTAAGGAGATCGAAAAGATCACCGACGGTGTCATCGCCAGTAAAAGAACTGAGATTGAAGAACTACTCGCCGAAGTGATTAGTTCTCAAGCATCCATAGACGGTATAGATGTCACTGGTCTAGAAGATATGAGAACCCGCAGTGATAGTTTTGATGAACAGATTAGTAAGATTCGATCCTACGGTGCTGTGTTCGATAAGAAGCATGCTGAACTTCATAAAGAAATAAATTTCTATACTGATAACGATGTGTGTCCTACATGTACACAATGTATCGATGATGATTTCAAGGAAGTGAAGTCGAACACAGCGGCATCTGAACTAGTGAAAATCGCGGATGGCCAGAAAAAGGCAAAGTTTTATCAGGCTGACTTATCAGATAAGGCGACACACCTGAAGAAGTTAATCGACGCGGAACTCGGTAAGATTTCTAAGATTGAACACCATCAGTCGAATATTAACACCGCTCAACGTAGAATAACTACGGTTGAATCAGAACTGCAAACATTGGTTCAGAACAACGCGAATCTTGACGCCGCACACGCGAGTCTGGCCGCACTCCAGATCGAGATCAACAACCATATTGATACTAAACTGAAACTAGCGGACCAGCGTGAATATAATCTAGTCGCTGCTGAGTTACTTAAAGATACAGGTTTCAAAACCAAGATCATCAAGCAGTATCTTCCGGTGATTAATAAATTTGTTAACAGTTATCTCCAAGTGTTGGATTTCTATGTTCGGTTCGATCTAGATGAGTCATTCAAGGAGACGATTCGTTCACGGCATAGAGATTCGTTCTCATATGATTCATTTAGTGAAGGTGAGAAACAGAGGATCGATTTGGCATTGTTGTTTACGTGGCGACAGATTGCCAAGATGAAGAATAGTGTTTCCACTAATCTACTGATCCTGGATGAGACTTTTGATTCCTCGTTGGACGATGAAGGAGTTGAGAATCTGATTAAGATCCTGGATACCATTAACGAGCATACAAACGTTATTGTTATCTCCCACAACCCAGAAGCGATGCAAGATCACTTTGACAGGACGTTGACGTTCTCGAAAAGTAATAACTTCTCTACGTACAACGAGGCATAAGATGACCGAAGAAAAACTTGAAACTGATGTACCTAATGTGATAGAATTACAGTTGTCAGATATGATTGATATGGTGAACATAATCGATCTATGTTCTCAACGTGGCGCATTTCAAGGCGAAGAAATGGAAATCGTCGGCAAACTTAGAAACAAGATAAAGCAGTTCGTTTCTGTTTATGATCCACCTGAAGACCTTTTTGTATCTGGCGATAGCGAGACACTTGATGAACCAACCAATGAAATCAATGAGGAAAATATATAATGAACCTATCTGAAGACACTCTTCATTTCCTGAAGAACTTTGCTTCGATCAATCCAAATATTGTTGTCGAGAGCGGACATACTATTAAGACGATTGCGGAATCTAAGACTGTACTTGCCGCCGCGCAGGTAGAGGAAGAATTTCCCGTCGACTTCGGTATCTATGATCTGAACGAATTCCTCAGCGTATTGTCTTTGGTCGATAATCCCAATCTGAAGTTTGAAAATAAGAGCGTCGTCATTGCTGATGGATCTGGTCGTGCGCGAACCAAGTATCATTATGCTGAATCGGCGATCTTGACGACACCTACCAAAGACATTGTCATGCCAGAAGCAGACGTAACTTTTGTCCTCGATAAGGAAACGCTGAACTCAGTTCGAAAGGCGGCTTCTGTTTTAGGACACGACACGCTGTTTGTATCTGTTATAGATAATACTCTATCACTATCAGTCGTCGACGCTGCAGACCCAACGTCTAACGTATACACGATTGATGTTGATGGTGAATTTACGGAATCGAATTTTAAATTCATATTCGATATTCGTAATCTTAGAATGATTGATGGAGACTATACGGTCAATATCTCATCAAAACTTATTTCACATTTTGTGAATACCAATGCCAGTATCGAATACTGGTGTGCTCTCGAAAAAAATAGTTCATACGGAGAATAGATTATGACTAATAAGAAAGTTGAACAACCCACAGTAAGCGAAAACTATGAACAAATCGTAGAACTTTCGAACCGTTGTACTCGCAGCATTGTTGCGGTAATTGATACCATCGCCTCTCGTGGTGGATTTCGTGGCGAAGAACTCGCGACCATTGGTCAACTTCGAGATCAGGGGATCTCGTTGATCCAATTGATTGAAGAAGAACAAGGCCTATCCGCGCAGGACGCATCTGAGTAAAAAGTTGTATCTCTGTTTTGAACCTTTATATTATGATTAGGAGTAACAATGTCCAAAGACTTTATATGGTCTGAGAAACACAGACCTCGAAAGATATCAGAAACGATTCTTCCCGTCGACCTCAAGGAGACGTTCCAGCAGATGGTTACGTCTGGTGAAGTGCAGAATATGTTGTTCAGCGGCAGTGCAGGATTAGGTAAGACCACTGTCGCCAGAGCAATATGTGATGAACTCGAACTAGACTACATCATCATCAATGCTTCGGAAGAAGGTAACATCGATACACTTCGAGGTAAGATCAGGAAGTTCGCTTCCTCGATTGCTCTGACTGGTGGTTATAAGGTTGTCATACTTGATGAGTCAGATTATCTGAATGCACAGTCCACGCAACCCGCACTTCGCGGGTTCATTCAGGACTTTTCAGATAACTGCCGATTCATTCTAACCTGCAACTTCAAGAACAGAATTATTGAACCATTACACTCACGGTGTGGCGTGTATGAATTCAATACGACCAAGAAGGATCTTCAAGATCTTTGTGGTCAGTTCTTCAATCGCTCGATGGAAATCCTTGATAGTGAGGGAGTCAGTTATCAGAAAGATCAACTGGCAGAACTCATCATGAAGTATGCTCCTGATTGGCGAAGAGTTCTAAACGAATGTCAACGCAATTCTATTGACGGTGTTCTAAAACTCAATTCTATGTCTGGGTCTATCTCAGACTATGATGTGCTGTTCGATCATATCAAAGCAAAGGACTTTAAGAAAGTTCGCGCTTGGGTCGTGAACAACATCGACGTTGATGCCGCCGCAATCTTTCGGGCGATATATGACCGAATGTTTGACCGTGTCGATGCCAAGTCGATACCACACCTGGTGCTGATTCTTGCTGACTATCAGTATAAGAATGCATTCGTTGCGGATCATGAGTTGAACGTGGTAGCATGCTTGACTGAAATTATGGCGACCGTGGAAATGAAGTGATTCTGGCGTAGTTATAAATACTACATGACTCATATAATCGCGTTCATTACATCTATAGGTCTAGCGACCATTGCTGCATTTTTCTCCATTGTGGGATTGTCTGCTATCTTCCAAGGCGCTATGGTACCGGTTATCATAATGGCATCTGCCTTGGAAGTAGGCAAACTAGTCTCGGCAGTATATCTACATAACTACTGGGATAAATTAACGTACCTGATCAGACTTTACTTATTCACCGCAGTCATAGTCCTAATGCTCATCACGAGTCTTGGGATTTTTGGTTTTCTCTCACGCGCACACATCGAGCAGAATGCTCCTGTGGGTAACAACGTTCTAAAGATTGAACGACTGGAACAACGCGTCTCCCGTGCACGTGCGAAGATAACCGACGCAGAGGAAGTGGTATCACAACTGGACGGATCCCTCCAGACATTAATCGAGTACGACAAGATTAGTGGCGACGATGGTTATCGTGCAGTCCGTGAACAACAACTCCCGCAACGGGGTGCGTTAACTGAAACGATAGAGTCTGCCCAGACAAAGATAGACGATTATGAGGACAAGAAACTAGAACTCAACCAGCAGTTGCAGGCACTAGAACTAGAGGTTGGACCAATTAAATACTTTGCTGCCTTGATTTATGATGATCCATCGAGTAGAATAGAAGAAGCGGTGAGAATAGTTATTCTACTGCTTGTTTTTGTATTCGATCCATTAGCGGTGGTATTGTTGATTAGTAGTACCAGTTTCTTGGGTCACAAAGAACCGAAGAATGTGAAGACAGAACAGATTCACATCGTCGACGACATTGCGCAGAATGAACAACTGCGGACAGAACAGATACCTATACCACCGGCGCATAAGACGCATCGAGAACCTAGACCAAAGTGGTTATCTGGTGCGACAGCCACTACCAAAGGATGGATTGACGAGAGGGGAAACCTTCTCAAGTCAATGAAGATGACTCAGCAACAGGTAGACAAATATAACAGAGACTAGATTATGACAGCACCATTTGATTTTGTGAATTCAATTAACATGACCAAAAAAGACATCATGGTAGACGACCTTGATGAGAAAGCATATGTTTCATTCATGACCAACAGACAACTGTCCTATTTTCAGGACACTGTGATTCTGGCGAATGAAATGAACATCCATCACCAGATAGACAACAAACTTCAATACGATTTCTTACGTCACACTGTACGGAAAAGAAAACGATTCTCCAAGTGGGGAAAGAAAGAGACGTCTGAACACGCGGCGGACATCAAGGCGTACTATGGTGTTAGTGAAGAGAAAGCGTACCAGATGATTTCTTTGTTGTCTGTTGATCAGTTGGCAACCATACGACAATTGGTGAGTAAGGGCGGAAAGTCTAAGTGAATACCTACATCTTATAAATAAAGCATTAATGGTGAGTTTAAGGATGAGTTATCGTGGAAGAAAATAAAGTATGGACTCCGGCAGATATGTTAGAAGTGGTTCTCCATGAACCAGATGATTTTCTAAAGGTGAGAGAGACGTTGACTAGAATCGGTGTCGCTTCCAAGCGTGAGAATAAACTATTTCAATCGTGTCATATCCTCCATAAGCAAGGAAGATATTTCATTGTACATTTCAAGGAATTGTTTTTGCTAGATGGCAAAAAAGCGAATCTTGAAGAGAATGATTTACTCCGTCGCAATACTATAGCGACGTTACTATCCGATTGGGGATTAATACAAATAGAAAACCCAGTTCTTTGCTCAGAGCATGCTCCCCTGAGACAGATCAAGATCATTCCACATAGGGAAAGAGATCAGTGGGAACTGTGTCCAAAGTACTCTATAGGGAACAATAAAGTTACTTAAAACGAATAATAAGGAGAAAGTAATGGTACAGAAATTCAAACAATTCGTCGCCGAGGCAGGTGGTCAAGCCGCGGGAAAGATGGAACTGGTTAAGACTGATGTTTCTAAAGCCCGCGAACACGCGGAGAAGGCCTTTGCTGCCAAGGATAGAGTACTAGACGATGAACTTCCTGGATTCGATGCCGCATACAATAAGGCAAAAAAGATCGCAGGCAGCGGTAAGACGAAACGTAAAGACATGCCAGTCATTTCTGAAACGGATGTGAAGAATCTACAACGTTCACTTAAGAGTGGTTCTATTGACATAAGGGCGCCCAGAACTAACTCAGGTAATCCATTCCCTAAAGGTCTTACAGCAGCAACAGGCAAGCAGTGGTTGGAAAATGGACTGAAGCGAAATGATGGTGAGTCAAAGGATGATGTTGTCAATGTTAAACTCGGCAAAGTAAAGATCGGCGATCTTAAACCAATTCAACAACAGATCTATTTTGATAAGTCTGTAGGCGACATTGCTAATTTTGGTGCCGCAGGCACTAAGAGTTTCGCAACATCTAAGGGCAACACATTTATTATCTCATCCGATAAGCGGATCATTGACGGACACCACAGGTATCTGGCCGGAGTACTGGTTGATCCATCTATGATGGTGAACGCACTGATTATCGATCTTCCTATCAAGGAACTTTTACCTCTGACGCTGTCATATAGTGACGCGGTAGGTAATCAAAGAAATTCGTAAAAACTTGAATTTCTAAAAGAAAACACTTATACATATAAGTGCTCGGACAATTATGTCGGGTACAAACACACACATATATATTTTAGAAGGAGCATTTGCGTCCCCATAAAATCCCAACCACATAGGAGACGTATTGAATGAAATATGAAATATTCTCGGTGTTCAAATCGCTTGTAGTTGTTACAGCGATATTGATGACAGCACCGGTATATGCTTTCATCTGTTATATCTGATGATAAGGTTTCGTGGAGTTCCATAAAAACTCCACAATTGAATTGACTTACTTTATATGATATAATTAATACATGACTGCATTTTATACGAACGTAACACGCTCTGGAAACTCTATATTATACCGTGGTATTGAAAACGGTGAACGAGTCCAGAAGAAAATCAAATATCAACCCACCCACTACATCTTTTCTAAAAAGAAATCAAAATATAAATCCCTCTATGGTGATCCTGTATCGCCTGTAGTCTTTGCTGATATGCGAGACGCGACGGAATTCCGCAAGAAGTATAAGGACGTCTCCAACTTCACAGTATATGGAATGGAGAATTATGTCTTCCAGTTCATCAGTGATGCGTTTCCTAAAGACGTTAAATTCGAGAAGGATCTTGTTAACATAACAACAATAGATATCGAGGTACAATCTGACGATGGATTCCCAGAACCGAACGCTGCCGAACGAACTGTCACGGCAATTTGCTGTAAGAGTAATCTTAGCGAAACGTACTTTGTCTGGGCACTGGACGACTACGATCCTACCAAGAATGAAAAGGACGTCACATTCTTTCGGTGTGAAACTGAGTTGGATCTTCTTATGTCTTTCGTTGGATGGTGGAGTTCTGCTCCCAATATGCCTGATATTGTTACCGGATGGAATTCTAAACTCTTTGACATCAAGTATCTTGTTAATAGAATAACGAACCTGATAGGTATCGAGACTGCCAAGCGTCTATCGCCATGGGGTATAGTTGATGAACGCGTCACGCGCGTACAGTTAGGCAAATCATACCAAGAGGACTATTATTACGAACTGCGCGGCATTACGCAACTAGACTATCAGGAACTGTTCCTGAAGTTTGGTGTGCTCATCTACGGGCGACAAGAACGATACTCACTGGATCATATTGCCCAACAGATACTAGGTCGAAAGAAGATCGACTACGGTGAGTACGGAACACTTCACGCCCTATACAAAGAGAACCATCAGTTGTTCATCGATTACAACATCGAAGACTGTGCATTGGTCGAGGGTATTGATAGCGAAACAGAATTAATCGATCTGGTCATGACGCTTTCATATAAGGCGAAATGTACCTATAGTGATGCGTTAGGAACTACAGGCATATGGGATGCTGTAATCTATAACGAACTGAAGCAACAGGACATTGTGATCCCACCTAAGATTCATAAGACAGGCGATAAGATCGTTGGTGGATATGTCAAAGATCCAGTAATCGGGTTGAGTAAACATATCGCTTCTTTCGATTACGAAAGCCTGTATCCCAATATTATGGTGCAGTACAATATGTCACCAGAGACCATGGTCGATATCAGTCTGGGTGGTGATGTAACGATCACTGCCAACTCCGCCCGCTTCCGACGGGATGCAGAGGGCATCTTACCTCAGGTGATCAAGAAGTTCTATGGTGACAGGCGCGATGCGAAGAGACGGAAACTCGATGCCCAACAACGTTACAACGATGCTCCGTCTAAGGAAATCAAGACAGAAATTTCTGTGGCTGATAACCAGCAGATGGCGATCAAGATCCTCATGAACTCGCTTTACGGTGCAGTGGCGAATCAATACTTTCGCTATTACAATTCTCAGATGGCAGAGTCGGTGACGCTGAGTGGTCAACGTGCCATTCTCTTCGCAGAGGCAGCGATCAATAAGGAGATGAATAAACTCCTAGAGACGACCGATGATGATTATGTGATTGCGATTGATACCGACTCGTTGTATGTCAACATGCATCCGTTGGTTGAAAAGTTCGAACCTAAAAACAGTATTAACTTTCTTGATAAGATTTGTAGTACACATTTCGCTGCTTGTCTGGAGAGTGCCTGTCAGAAACTATCAGACGCCACTAATGCATACGAGAACCGTATGATAATGGAGCGCGAGGTAATCGCATCATCAGGAATATGGACAGCAAAGAAACGATACATACTTCGCGTACATGATAACGAGGGTGTCCGATACGATAAACCCAAACTGAAGATCATGGGCATCGAGGCAATCAAGTCATCGACACCTCAGATCTGTCGTGATAAATTTCTAGAACTGTTCGAGATCATAATGGACGATGACGAGATTCTAACTCAAGCGTTTATTGCAGAATTCAAAAAGTTGTTCAGGACACTAGAACCGGAGGCAATCGCCTTTCCTCGTTCGGTGTCGAATGTTCGTAAGTACCATGATAGAAAGTATATCTATGGTAAAGGAACGCCTATACACTCGCGTGGTGCGTTACTGTACAATCACCACATCAAGAAGAATCGACTAGGCAAGAAGTATGAATTGATCAAGGACGGTGAGAAGATAAAGTTCATTTATCTGAAGCAACCGAACCCGATCAAAGAAAATGTTGTGACTTTTCCACAAATTTTACCACCAGAGTTGAAATTGCATGGTCATATAGACTATAATACTATGTATGAGAAAACTTTTCTCGATGGTCTAAAACCTATCCTAGATTCCCTAGGGTGGACTGCCGAGGAAGTATCTACGCTGGATGCGTTTTTTGTATGAAATATGTACTGACATTATTTAAGAACAGATTTGATACCGCGACAACTAATACGTTTGCGTTTGATGATTTTGAGGACTTTGAGAGGATTCTGTATGATCTTCATGCTCTACCTACAACAAAGAAAAA